AACCCTTACGCGAGTAGGGTTCAGCCGTAGTTGCGGGAACGGTTGCGGAAGCGTCCGAAATGGTCATTCTCTCCGATTCTCAGACAAACTCGAAAAACCAGCCCAAAAAACACACGAAAAAGGCCCGCGACACGCCGTAACAGCAAATTCGCACGTCAGGTGGGAAGGTTCATGAAACCCTGAGAGAACGCCATCCAAACGTCTCACAGGGCATAACAGCCGGTATCATGCGGAACCATCCAAATCCGACACGCCCATGCCGTTCTCTCCAAAATAGGGAGAGAACACGATGCATGAGCCGTCCGGGACCACGAAGGCCGCCACACGGCATAGGGAACCATGTGGCGGCCTTCATAGACATAACCGCAATCAGCAATCTCAGGAAAACCCAATCAAGCAGGTACAACCCTAATAATCTTCTTTATTTGGATTGCATCATCATGTTGACCGAACACGAGGACAATCGGCTACAAGCCCAAGTTCGCCCTCACGTAAGCCTCCACTTCCGCATTCTCTTCGGGAGAGCCGATGGTCAGCAAGTACAAGCCTTTGGTTCTGGTTTGAGGGTTGCCCTCACGTAGGCATTTAACCAGACCCTTATCCATTAGCTTATTCATATTCTTGGAGATTCTATTGACCGCGTTCGTCTCCTTCTTCTCGTCGCGCGGCTCTCCATCGATGACCTTGATGGACTTTAGGTTGTCCGGCAACGTCATACCGAACTCACGCGCCAGTGCGAGATAACCGTATTGGTATGTGCGTGGCATCAGGCGCTTATCCTGAGCGGTTTTGTCCAGCGGCCAGTCAGCTGTTACCAAGGCGAGTCGTTCCAAGATGTAAGCCTGAGCCATGTTAAGGGTTGTCCCATCGCCATACTTGGTATTGAGACCGCCTTCGCGCGTCAGCTGATGTACGAGTTCTGCATTGCGGTATCCCACAATATCCATCTCTTTCCCTCCACGCCTAGGGGTAAGCTGGTACGTGGAGAATCATTGTGTTGGTTTTTCCATTGGCCCTCGGAGCTGGTCTAGAGCTTCGAGGGCTTTTTCTTACTTTTGTACCTTGTTTTAAAGTATACCCAATAGCCACTACTAAACATGAGTCTTAGTCATGTTCTAAAAAGAGTGTTTGGTAATCTTCTAAACAGCTGATAGTCACGTTCAAAGTAGAATAAATACATATATATACATAAGTAACATTATTCTTCATTTTTTTCATAGTGGATTTTGCCATGCTTTTGCCATGCTTTTGCCATGCCGGACAAAACGTTGGAGAGAGCACGACGGGAATGGGAGAGAACGGCACGCCGGTTTGAGAGCGGAAGGCTACGAAAGATTTGCGGTGAAAAGCCAGCCGTCTTGGAACGAATCTGTTGATTGACGGCTGGCGTGTAGATATGAACAGCTTGCGAAGCATCGAACCTGCCGGGCGAGTCCGCCCTTGTTGTTTAATGTCTTTGCGTCTGCAATTTGAACCTATGACGTGGACGATTCGACAGTGATGGTCGAAAACCGGTCAAAAAAAGGTCGAATGGCACAACCGTCATCATGGCCGAATCAGACGCCAAGGCACTCCCTGGCCCATCGTTCCACTGCGGCATTCTCCGCATCGTCGCCCAGTAGGAGTAGAAACCCAGCGTTCTTACCAAGCGAAGCAGGTTCGATGGTCTTGATGATGCCGCGATCACGCAGGAACACCCAAGCGTCACTGATGCTCTTCTGGATACTGTTCTCACGGGTCTTCATCTTCGCCTCCGCATTGCCACCCATCGCCTGTTCTGGAGTAAGCATCACCATTCCAAGCGCATCCGAAATAGCACGCCATCCAAGCGTGTAATAGCGGCACGGCACCTGCTTATCCATGAGCTTCTTCGGAGGACAATTGTTCTCACTATCCCAATCGTATGTTTGCGAAGCCATGAACATGAGGACGAGTTCGGCGTTCTTGTTGAGGGTCATGTTATCGCCACGTCGAATCGCCATGCGTCCGGCACGGTTGACGTCGTATACGGCTTGCATGTTCTTGTAGCCCATATTTTCCACGTGTCTTTCCCTCCATGCCTAGCGCTATGCTGATGCACGGAGAATCTATGCAAACTGGTTTTCCGATTGCCCTTGTCGCTGTTCGAGAGCGGCAAGGGCTTTTTGCTACTTTCGCCTATAACTCTAACTCTACACATGGATATAATTACAACTACTGTCGGGTAGTAGATACTGATAGTTTGTCGGTGTAGCTCCAGTTACATGTATATAAGTATGTACATGGTTATACATTCTTCTTACATTGTGCGTTTGTCATGATTTTGCCAAGTGACATTCTCCCCCGCCTTATGAGAGGCGGGGGGCTTCCTGCTCAAGAACCCCAATGGGTTCAGTATCGACAGGCTATCCCCACATGCCCTGTGGTTCACGCGTTGTTTTACGAGTCGCGCCGCTCGACGATTCTTCTGGCTTCGTCCCGGATGTTCAGGGCGGCGTTCACGTCCCGGTCGCGCAGAACCCCGCACTGCGGGCATGTCCATTCCCTGACATCCAAGTCCTTGGTCTGCGGATTCCGGTAGCCGCAGTCGTGGCACAGTTGGCTCGACGGGAACCACCTGTCCACCCGTACCAGCCGTTTGCCTTGGCGGGCGAGCTTGTATTCCAACATGGTGCAGAACATGCCGTAGGCGTTGTCCAACGTGCTTTTCGCCAGTCCGCTTTTCGCTTTGCGTCCGTTGTGCAGGAAATGTCCGGGATGGTCGGGGTCGGTTTTCGGCTTGGGTTTTGAGGTAATGCCTTTCAGGTTCAGCGTCTCGACAGCCACCATGTCGTAGGCTGCCGCAATCCCGTTGGCCTTCTTGTGCTGCCAGTCGCGCCGCTGGTCGGCGGTCTTCTCCGACAGTCGGCCCACCCGTTGTTTCTGCCTGTACCAGTTGGCGGAGCCTTCGACCATGCGGGAGAGTCTGCGCTGCTCCCGAGCGAGCTTGTCCTGCGTTTTCCGATAGTAGCCCGGATATTCCGCTTGCTTCCCGTCGCTGGAGACGTACAGCCCGTGCGAAGCGTAGTCCAATCCGACGATGCGCACGGGTTCCACCTGTTCGGGCGTTTGGGTCTCGCGCTCGAACAGGATGGTCGCCGTGTATCTGCCGGACGGTCGATGTTCGACGGTGACTGATTTCAGTTTCCAATCGTTGGGGATGTGCTTGTGCTGGCGGACGGCGAGCCATCCGATTTTCGGTAGTTTCAGCCTCCTTGCCTTGTCGTCCAGTCTGATGTTGCCGCCGATGCGGTTGGTCGTATATGCGGCCTTCCCGCGTCGTTTCGACTTGTATCTGGGAAATCCTTTGCAGCCGTTGTCGAAGAACCTGCGGTACGCCTTCTCCAAGGCGAGTTGGGCGTTGCACAATGCCAGACTGTCCACCTCGCGCAGGAACGGGTACGTGTCTTTGTACAGGGCGGGCGTGGGGCGGCATGACTCCCAAGTGGTCTGATAGTGGGCGATGCGGGTTTCGAGCATGAGGTTGTATACGAAGCGTGCGCAGCCGATGGTGCGGTCTATCAGCCGCGCCTGTTCTTCGGTGGGATATGCGCGGAACCTTACGGCGATATGCGTCTTCATGCTTGGGTCCGGCTCTTCTCGCCTTGGTTCTCGATGTATTTGCGTATCACCTCGACGGGTGCGCCGCCCGTGGTGAGCAGGCAGAAGCTACGGCTCCAGAAATACTCCTTCCAAAGCTTGCGTCTGATTCCGGGGAACTCCTGTTTCAGCAGTCGGCTGCTGGCGCTCTTGTACGCGTTGATGAACTTCGACAGTTCGCTTTTCGGCTGGGCGCGGAACAGGACATGCACGTGGTCAACGTCATGATTCCATTCCTCCAACGTGATGCCGTACTTCGGGGCGATGTACTCGAAAATCTCCCTAGCCCGGTTCGACATCTCGTCATCAAACACCTTGCGACGGTATTTCACGACGAGCACGAGATGATAATGCATGAGGAACACTGAATGATGATTCGATTCGAGTTTCACTGCAAACACCTCACTTCCGATATGTACGACTGAATACCAGTATAGCATAAAAAGAAAACCGATTCATCCCCCACCTACGCTAACGCTAAGAGGCGGGAGAATTCTCGGCAAAATCAGTTAAAAAGCACAAACGGTCAGAAAGAGGGTATAAAAAACCCGCCTGCAACAAAACAGACGGGCACGAGAAAAACATGGTTCACATAGGACTGCTGGCGAGAGTGATAATCATAGCCAGGAAGCATACGCCGACAGCGACTCCAATCACAATCCAACAATTTCGCACATGGATGGAATTACGCGACTCGATATAGTCCAGAGCCTTCGCCCTCACATTCCGCTCGATGGCATCTGGTGCGGAATCGGTCTTGGCCGCGATCTCATACAATTCGTGCAACGTCGGCTTGCCGCCGTCCGCATCGTCGATGCGTTCCAACTCGTATTGGGTACGACAGTCAATCAACCCGGACATGCGAATGCCGTTCCGCACGGCCATCTGGATCAGCAGAACGAACGCGGCCATACCGATGGCGATACCGGCGATAACGAATATAGGAACCATGATGTCCTCCTTGCTCTCCTGCAATATGTCTCAACAAGGATTATCCACCCAATTGATGGCTGATGAATCATGGGCGTTTCTCGAACAGGCCATCCTTGAGAATCTGCCTGTAATCCGCGAGAACCTGCATGGTCACGTCCAGCTCCGCCGCCATATGCCATGTGTCGCCGTCCCACAGCTCTTCGGACATGGCGAACTCGGCCGGGCTTATCAACGTCAACGCCGTCTCGCGCCGCGCCCTACGCTCGCACTTCGCGCCGAACCGCGTGCCGCAGCCAAGATCACGGTACTTCGCGTGCACAAGCTCATGGCATAGGGTGCAGAGCCTCTGCCGGTCGTTCAGCCAGTCGGCAAGCCATATCGTCCGCAGCCGGTCGCAGTACAGGCCGCAGGTGGTGCCGGGAATATCGGATTCCAAAACCTTCAAACCCATGGCTTCGGCCTGACGTTCCAAAACGTCGATGGTGATTCGAGACATTGTTCCCTTCGTATTATTAGGCGGCGGCATCACGAGTGAATA